GACATGCTCGACGCGATCCGCACCAAGACGGCGGCACTGGATTCCACCGGCCTGCGGGCCTTCACCGCTGTGATCGGCGGTGAGCGTGGCTCACGCGAGCTGGCACCACTCCTTGAGGGCGGGACCAAAAAGCTGAAGGATGTCGAGAACCAACTGAATGAGTCCAAGGGATTCACTCAGGCCGTCATGCTGCAACTGCAAGACACTGTTGAAGCGTCCTCTGCCCGTATGCGTCAGTCACTGACGATGGCCTTCAGCGGTGCGTTCGAGGACAGCAAGGGCCAGGTCCAGAGGTTCAACGACACCCTCGCCACGGCCTTCCGTAGCGAGGGCTTCCGCAGCTCTGTCGAATCCATGGCAAGTGCTGTGGTAAACCTGACTCGCTTCATGAGCGACCATGCCAGCACACTCCTGCTGGTTGTCGAGGCATACGCAGCCCTCAAGGTAGTGCAGATCGTCTCCGGCATCATGTCTGGACTCACTGCTCAGGTGTTCATGTTGAGCGGAGCCATGACTGCGCAGGCAGCAGCCACTGCTACGGCGGCGACGGCCATCGGCTGGCTCAGCCGTGCCATGGGCCTGCTCTCATCGTCCTTCGGGATCATCAGCCTGGTGGTGGGTGCCGCAGTGGTCGCTTACCAGATGCTGACCTCACGCACCGATGAGGCGCGGGAGGCTCAGGACAGGTACAACAACCGCACGGCCAACACGCTCAACCTTCTTGACGAGGAGATCAAGCGCCTGAAGATGAAGCGGGAGTTGATCGAGAACCCCGGTAAGTCTGAAGCTCAGGTGACAGTGAAGACCGAGACAGACCGCCTCAGGAACCATATCGAGTCTGTGGAAGCGGCCGATAGGTTTCTGAAGCAGGAGTCGGCGAAGGGCAGCTCTGGCATCCGTGAAGTTGGTGTCCTGATGGCCGATGGCAGCTCACAACGCATGGACCAGTACGCGGTCATGCAGGCCATGAAGCAGGTAGCCAAAGAGCGTGAGGACCTCTCCGTTCGGATGAAGAAGTCAGCGGAGGTTGATGCTGAGTCCGCCGCATTGGATGCCTCGACTGCGCGGGCGTCTATGCAGACCTGGCTTGCACAGGCGAAGGACGGTCTGCGTGCCCGCATGGAGCTGACCAAGGACCCGAAGAAGCTGGCGAACATGTCGTCGGCCCTCAACTCGCTCAGCAAGTACGAGTCTGAAGAGGGTCTGTCTGGCATCTACTCAGCCAAACAGGCTGAGCAGGTCCAGAAGAGGCTGATGCCGTTCAAGGATACCGAGGGCAGTGGCTTCACGATGCCAAAGACGGGTAAGGTCGACCGCCAGCCGGAGAAGGACGCCTTCGCCGCCCTGGCTGAGAAGGAGGCGCAGTACAACCGTGAGACGGCACTCCTCGACTCCAGCTACAAGACGCAGGAGGCAATCCTCAAGGCCCGGGAGAGCGCGAAGCTGATCACGCTGGGTGAGTTTGAGACGCGGCAGGACGAGCTTGCCCGCAACCACCTCCAGGGCCGGCAGGACCTGGCAGCCACGATGCTGCGTGATGTCAAGTCGTTCGCTGACGCCAACCCACTCTTCAAGGACGACAAGAAGGCTCGCCTTGACACGTGGATTGAGAACGCCAAGAACAAGGTGCGCCTTGTCGAGGATGACGCACGTGAGGCCATTGGCAAAGCGGATGCCGCAGTGCAGGGCAAGCTGAAGGCTATCGCTGAGGCTGGTGCCGATGCTCGCATCGAGAGCGTCCTGCGTGACATGAAGATGCTGCGCGAGCTGTCGAAGACATCGCAGGAGCTTGATCTCGGACTCATCCAGGGCGCTGGTCCTGCCGCACAGCAGTCCATGTTTCCGAAGGAGTACGTCAACAACCTGAGCACATCAGGGCTGAGCGATGCGTCAAGGGTTGCGGTCAACGCAGAGCGGGAGAACCAGCGCCGAGACAACTACGAAGCCAGGATGGCGAAGAAGTTTTCTGAAACGACGCTCCGGGGTGCGGGGGCAAAGGACACGTCCGTCAAGGCGGCGATGGCTGCTTACGATGGGTACGAGTCCAAGATTGTCCAGTTCACGAAGGACGCTGAGGCTGTAGGCCGGGACCTCGAACGCCTTGTTGGCGAGCGTGACGCCTTGGTTGCCCGCATGGTTGACCCATCGGCATCTGTCCAGATGATCGACAGGCTGACCGACAAGGTCGCAACTCTCAACGGGGACATCGCCAAGGCGACGAAGAACTCAGAGTTGGTCAAGGCCAACCTCAGCGAGCAGGACAAGTTACGCAACCAGTCGGCTGAAGCCATGGGAGCCGCAGCCGGCAAGGTCTACGAGCAGCAGCGCACTCCCGAGTACGGGATGATCAGCTTTTGGAAATCGTATGTACGTGAGGCTGGCGATGCCGCCAAGCTGGTCAACAACGTGATGGGTCAGAGCTTCTCGTCGATTGAGGCAGGCCTGCTGCAGTTCGCCACTACCGGCAAGCTGCACTTCAAGTCGTTCGCGTCTAGCGTGATTGCTGACGCTGCTCGGATGATGGCGGCCAACGGGATCAAGCAACTCCTGTCGATGGGTTTGAACTTCGTCATGTCAGCGATGGGTGGGGGGAGTAATAACTACACTGGTGCTGGAAACACAGGCTCTGGGATCGGTAACGCTGGTGCTGGGGACTATGCCAGTCTCACGACCAGCGCAAACGGCAATATCATGACCAGCGCTGGCCCCTTGGCATTGCAGAAGTACGCCAACGGCGGCATCGCACGTACCCCACAGCTCAGCCTGTTCGGTGAAGGCAAGCTGCCCGAGGCCTACGTCCCCCTGCCGGACGGCCGCACCATCCCCGTCACCATGAGCGGCGGGGGCGGTGGCGCCATCCAGGTCAGCAGCACCATCAACATTGCCAGCGATGGAAAATCTCAGGTAGAGTCTGACGTTTCCGGCGAAAAGGCAGCACAATTGCAGCAGATGGTCGACCAGGCGGTGGTCAGCATCATCCAACGCGAAAAGCGCCACGGCGGCATCCTCTCTGCATAACCCACCATGACAACACTGAACCTCACCAAGCCGGACCAGGGGGCCTCACGCGAGGTCACCCCCAGGGTCAAGTCGATCTCGTTCGGGGATGGGTATGAAATGCGTGCGGGCGACGGCATCAACACCTTGAGCGAGGTGTGGAGCCTGTCCTGGACCGGCCGGCTACTGAGTGAGATCACAGCCCTGGACACGTTCATGAAGACCCAGGCCGGCATCCTCTGGTTCTACTGGACGACGCCCCTCGGAGTCACCCTGAAGTTCATGTGCAAGAAGTGGAGTGTGAGCTACAACAACGACTATGACTCGTCGATGACTGCCACCTTCACGCAGGACTTCGGCCTGTGACTACCATCGCCGAACGCCTGCAGCAGTTGACGCCAGGCTCAATCGTTGAGATGTACGAGATCGACATCTCTCCGATCACCAAGACCAACACTGCGTCAGACCACCTCTACTTCTTCAACGACATCAACCCACAAGGCCAGCCCCTGGTGTGGAAGGGCATCCTCTACCAGCCCTGGGCGGTGAAGGCTGAAGGCTTCGAGATGACGACGAAGGGTGCCATGCCACGGCCCAGCTTTGTGGTCGGCAACACGTCGGGTGTAGTGACTGCGCTGTGCGTGGCTTACGACGACCTGGTCGGTGCCCGCTTCATCCGCCGCCGCACCTTGGTGGAGTATCTGGACGCGGCGAACTTTGTGGGTGGCAACGCCACTGCAGACTCGACGCAAGAGCTGCCGGACGATGTCTTCTTCATTGAGCGCAAAGTCACGGCCAACCGGATGTCTGTGGAGTGGGAGCTGTCCTCGGCGATGGACTTCCAGGGAGTGATGCTTCCGTCTCGGATCATCACCGCCACCTACTGTCCCTGGCGATACCGCAGTGCAGAGTGCAGCAAGACGGGCACGTCCAACATGTTTGATGTCAACGGCAACACCGTCACTTCGCAGGCGCTGGATGTCTGCGCTAAGACTCTGTCTGCGTGCAAGTTGCGATTCGGCGCAAAGAACCCCCTGCCGTTCGGCGGCTTCCCCGCGTCACGTGTCTACAAGGGCTGACCATGATCGACCTGATGATGGCCCATGCGGCTGATGAATTCCCCAACGAGTGCTGTGGCCTGCTGGTCACTGGCCCGAGGGGAGATAGGCTTGTCAGGGCGAAGAACCTGGCGATCCAGCCTGGCAGGGAGTTCGACCTTGACCCCGACGCCTGGCTTGAGGTTGAGGATGACGAGACTGTGTCTGCGGTCTACCACTCGCACCCCAACGGCACCAGCGAGCCCAGTCTTGCCGACAAGTCGGCCTGCGAGTCCTCCGGCTTGCCGTGGCACATCGTGGGCTACCCCGGGGGAAGTCACACCCTGATCGACCCATCAGGCTTCGATGCGCCCTACCTGGAGCGCCCCTACGTTCACGGCGTGCATGACTGCTACTCCATCGTGCGTGACTGGTACAGGCGTGAGTGTGGTGTCGAGTTGCCTGACTTCGACCGCCGCGATGGTTGGTGGAACCGTGGCGAGAACCTGTACGTGGACAACTTCGCGGATTGCGGCTTCACTCAGATCAGTGACGAACCGAAGCTCGGCGACTTGTTCCTGATGCAGGTTGGCTCACGCAAGCCGAACCACGCTGCGATCTACATGGGTGATGGCACGATCCTGCACCATGTCTACGGCAACCTGTCATCCCTGGACGCCTGGGGCGGCTACTGGCTCAAGCACACCGTGATGACGATCCGCCACGAAAGCCGGATGAGGACCACCCATGGTTGAAGTACGCCTCCACGGCCCGCTGGCTACCCAGTTCGGTGCCCACTGGGACCTCGACATCAGCACACCGCTTGAAGCTGTGTCTGCCATCGAGTGTGCCCGGCCAGGCTTTCGACAGGCGATTGCAGACCTTGCCGAGAAGGGTATGGTCTTCCGCGTCAGGACCAAGAACCACGACTACGGCGAGGAAGACATCGCCATGCGTCTTGGGTCGCAGCGTCGGGTCGACATCGTCCCCCTCGTACTCGGTGCGAGCGCAGGCGTGCGCTTCGTCATCGGGGCTGTGCTGATTGCAACCAGTGTGATGTTCCTTGGGGGTCCAACCAACCCTCTGGGCGCTGCTGTGTTTGCTACAGGCACCAGCCTGGTACTTGGAGCAGTCACCGAGTGGCTCACCCCCAACATCAAGAGGGATGACACCCCCTCGGGCCTGCAGAGTTGGGGTATCAGCGGCCCGACCAACACAGCGGATCAGGGCAGCCCTGTGCCTGTCATCTATGGTGAAGTCCTGACGGGTGGCTACCCCATCAGTGCCGGCTTGACATCTTCAGCCTATGGCTCGGACGCGGCAGCCACCAGCACTGCCACCATTGGTGGCGAGAGCGACTTCTCTGTCTCGCTCGCAACGTCGGATAGTGGTGTCGTCACAGCCTCTATCAGTCTCAGCGTGAGCACGGCCTATATCGACGAAGACGTGACCTACTCCTGGAGCTACTCTGGCTTCCCAGGCAGCCAGGCCGTCCGACTTGTCCGTGGCAACACGGACTCAGTCATTCTTGAGGTTGACTACGTCATCGGCACGGTGCTGACCAGTGCTTTCTTCGAGAGCTATGGCAATCTGGCCGTTACCGTCAATGGCTACTACAGGTCAGCGTACACACAGGTGGGTGGGCGCTCTGCCCGGTCGGCTTCTACAAACAGACAGGTGCGCGTGTATCTCCAGCGCCCGTTCGAGGGTGCATGAGCATGCGGATCATTGGTTCTGGTGGTGGTAAGGGCGGTAGTGGTGCTGGCGGTGTCAGTGAGTCTCCTGACACGTTGGCGTCGGTAACGACTGCGAGCTTTGTCGACTTGATCTCCGAAGGCGAGATCGTCGGCCTGGTGAACAATGACTACTCCATCTACATGGATGGTGTACCGCTGAAGACGATAGTCTCCGATACCACTCTGGGCGCCTACGCCTTCGACAACCGTCAAGGCGCCCAGGGCCAGACGGTGATGTCAGGCTTCTCTGGCACGCAGAGTGAAATCTCTGTCAATAGCCTGAAGATACTCGCCACCCAAGGCAAGGTCATCAGGGCTGTGACCGACGCCGATGCGGACTCAGTCCGCTTCAACGTCTCAGTGCATGGCCTGTACCAGACCACCAGTGATGGCAAGGTCACTGGCAGCAGCGTCAACTTCCGGCTGTGGAAGCGGATCACTGGAGGCGCCTGGGTCTCTGTGCGTGAGGAGACCATCACTGGGAAGACCACTTCCAACTACCAGCGGTCGATTGAGGTCGACCTGAACTCACTTGGCGCTGGACCCTACGAGATCGCCATCGAGCGAATCAAGGACGACTCTGCCAGCGGCCTCCTGGTGGACGCACTGTACTGGGACAGCTACACGGTCATCAATTACGAGCAGCTCCGCTACCCGAACTCAGCACTCGTTGGCGTTCGCATCAACGCGCAGTATTTCAGCTCGATACCAGCCCGCACCTACCACGTCAAGGGTCTGCTAGTGAAGGTGCCTGACAACTATGACCCAGTCACCAGGGTCTACCGCACCACCGGCGCCGGCACGACCAATGGCGCGTGGAACGGGGCGATGAACCAGGTCGCCTACACCGACAACCCGGCCTGGTGCTACTTCGACTTGATGACCAGCTCCCGCTACGGCCTGGGCGAGTTGATCGACGCATCGAAGATCGACAAGTGGGCGCTGTACCAGATCGCGCAATACTGCGACCAGCTTGTGCCCACGGGCCTGACGCTGAACGTGTTTGGCCCGAAGGGCTCAGCAGGTGTCACCAGCAGCGGCCAACCGATGGCCGGCGTGCCCCTGACGGTGGGCAACTCTGAGCGCCGTTTCCGTCTGAACTGCGTATTGAACACACGTGACGATGCCTACCGTGTGTTGAACCAGTTGACCTCGGTGTTCTGGGGTATGGCGTACTGGGGCTCGAACAGTGTCACCTTGACGCAGGACCGGCCGACAGCCCCGTCCATGCTCTACACCAACGCCAATGTGGAGGGCGGCCTCTTCACCTACGAGGGTTCTGCCAAGAGCCAACGCAACACCGTCGCTATCGTCGGCTGGAATGACCCAGCCGAAGACTTCAAGCAGAAGTTCGAGTACGTCGAGGACCGCGACGGCATCGCCCGCTACGGCCTGCGCTCTACCGACGTAGTTGCCTTTGGCTGTACCTCACGCTCACAGGCCCGTCGCATGGGTCTGTGGCTGCTCTATACCCAGCGCCTTGAGACTGAGATGATCTCGTTCAAGGTGGGCCAGGATAGCGCCTTCGTGCGCCCTGGTGCAGTCATCAAGATCAAGGACAACGACTACGCCGGCATCCGCTGGGGTGGCCGTGTCACCTCCTGCACTACCACGCGCCTGGAGTTCGACTCTACTGTTGACTTCCCGGTCGGCACACATACCTGCACGATCATCCAGCCCAACGGCACCCCCTACGCCTTCCAGTTCCTTTCCAACGGCACTGCTGGTGCCACAGGCATCAACCTCAGTACCCCCTTCACAGCCTCGCAGCAGCCAATCGTTGGGGCCGTCTGGATGGTGGAGACTTCGAGCCTGGCAGCGAGGCTCGCCCGGGTAGTCTCTACGAGGCATGATGGCATCGGCTACCGGATCACTGCCCTGGAGCATGACCCAGGCAAGTATGCTGCCATCGAGTCCGGTGCCGGGTACGAGAAGTACAACTACACGGTGATCAGCTACGACAGCGTGCCGCCTGTCACCGGCCTTGCTGCCGTTGAGAGCACCTTCATCCCGACAGGGACGAGGGACTTCACGAGTCGCCTGGAAATCTCCTGCGACGCGATCAACTCAAGCCAGGTGCGGGGTTACATCTTCGACGTGACAGGGAGCGATGGTAGCGGCTACACGTTCCCGGAGACCAGCTCGCCCACGGCGACGTTGGAGAACGCGCAGCCGATCACCTACACGATCACTGCGAAGGCAGTCAACTCGTTGGGCATCGCTGGAGCCAAGGTCGCCATCGTGAAGACGGTGTTGGCGATTGACCAGCGCAACCCGCCCAGCGCCATCGGTCTGGCTGTCACGACTGAGTTTGCCAACTTCATCATCTCTTGGACGGCACAGACTTACCCGGAGGGTGGTGGCCACAAGAAGGTCTCTGTCTACGCCAGCACCACCAACCTGTTTACAAACGCGGTGCTGGTTGGAGATAGCGAAGGCAACAGCTTGACCTATGCATCGGCGCCGTCGAAGACCCTGTACTTCTTCTTGCGCAACACTTCAGTCAATGGTCAGAAGCAGGTCACGGCAACTGGCCCAGTCTCTGCGACCACTGCAACGATTGCCTCTGCGCAGAATACGCAGGTCTACCTTTACCGATGGTCGGTGTCGCAGCCAGCCAAGCCGGCCGGCATCAGTACCTACACCTGGAGCAGCTCGACTCACTCTGGCTACACGGGTGTTGACGGCTGGAGCACAACGATCCCACCCAACACGGGTGTGAGTGGCCTGCAGTTGTGGGCCTCGCAGATCAGGGTTAGTGCCGCATCCGACTCTGCTTCGATCAACATTGATTGGACTGCCTCGGCATCTGCGGTCATGCTTGCCTCCATCTCCGCCAATGCAACGGCTGTGTCGGCAATTGTCACTACGGTCTACCAGTCCTCGGCATCACAGCCAACCACCCCGACCGGGGGTTCCTATGAGTTCTCGACGGGCGTGCTGACCCCTCCCTCGGGTGGTTGGCTCACATTGAACCCCGGCACGTCATCAAACCCCGTCTGGGCCAGCTCACAGGTGTTCCGCACCAACTACGTGGACGCCACGGTATTTGCCGATACCTCCAGCGGCACGAGTACGATCCTTCACTTCGACGGTGTGAATGCGGCAACGACCACAGGCGACAGTGGCCTGGCTGCAAGGACTGTGTCGCTGGTGAACGCCACGCTCTCGACGACCCGCTCCTTCTTCGGTGGGTCTTCGCTGAAGCTGTCAGGGACTGGGTATGCAGACGTTACTGTGGCTGCTGGACAGTCCGGCGACTTCACACTTCGTGGCAAGTTCTTCATCACCAGCTCCGATGGCACGAACCAGGCATTCTTCACTGTTGGTGCCTTGACGGATGGGTTTGAGCTGTACCGACGGACGAATGCCAATAACAACGTCATTGGCTTGTACTCAGGTTCTGCAGCAAATCTGGTATTGGGTCAGGGTACAACTAGCCTGCCAATAAATCAGTGGCTCGACATCGAGTGGACACGGGCCAGCGGCGTACACCGAGTCTGGCTCGACGGTGTTCTCCAGTTCTCGTACACACAGGGCACAGCCATGGTGTTCGGTACGAACATCCGAATTGGTGGCTACAACGGAACGACTGAGTTCTTCAACGGCAACGTCGATGAGGTCTACATCTCGACGACTTCGGCTCTGCACAACACGTCAGCGAACTTCACACCTCCGACAGCGACGACGACAGCCGCCACCGCATGGTCAATGCCCGTCAAGTTCGGTGAGAACGGCGCTACAGGTCAGTCATCAGTCACGGTCAACGCCTACAAGGTTTCATCAGCACAGCCTGCTACGCCGTCCGGTGGCACCTACAACGTGGCGAGCGGCCTGCTGACTCTGACGGGTTGGTCAAAGGACTACCCCGGCTCCACCTCTGGCACAGTGTGGCAGACATCGCAGACGTTCACCACCAACACGCCAGCTATCGACGTGGCCGGTGGTAACCTCGATGCGAAATACTCGATCTACCACCTTGAGAATTCGACCCTTGATGAGGCCGGCGCCCTCAGGACAATGACTCTTGCGGGTGCAGCGGCACTGTCCACTGTACGTGCCGCCGTTGGTACGTCGTCGCTCTTCACTGGTGCCAACGGTTACGCCACGGTCGCCATCTCGGGGACGAATACTGGTGACTTCACACTGCGTGGCAAGTTCTTCATCTCTGACACAAGCAGCCAAAATCGCGCCCTCATCAGTACGGGCGGCAGCAACGCGATGGAGCTGTACCGCCGAAGCGATACAGGTGGTAATGCGCTTACTGTCTATGACAGTCTGACGGCAGCGAATATCGGGACGGGCGCGGCAGTGCCGGCCAATGCTTGGGTGGACATTGAGTGGACACGCGCTGCGGGAGTTCATCGAATCTACATGGACGGCGTCTTCCGCTTCACATTCACCAACAACGCTGCTACAGACCTCGGCCCAATCGTTCGTTTTGGAGCGCCCGCAACGCCTGGAGACTATCTGAATGGCTACGTAGACGAGGTCTTGGTATGTGTCGGGGTCGCACTGCACAACACCACTACGACGTTCAGCGTCCAGAACACGCCGCAAGTTGCACCAGTGGCGTCTGGTAGTAACGCAGCTTGGACCTACCCTGTGGTGGCTCCGACAGGTTTCTCCGTCACGTCGATCAACATCTACGCAACGGCAGCGAGTCAGCCGGCGCTGCCTACTGGTGGCAGCTACCTCTTCTCGACCGACACGCTCACCCCCCCGTCCGGTTGGAGCCGCACGAACCCGGGTGTCGCCTCAGGCCCTATATGGGTCAGCAGTCAGTCCTTCAAGACTGCGACCCCGGATGTCTCGGTTGCATCTACCGCTTGGACGGCGGCAGTGCGGCTGAGTACGGACGGCCTGGCTGGTCAGCGTGGCAGTGTCGAAGCCAGTCGCCTCATCACCGGCACGACCTGGAGTGACTCTGAAGCGGTGTTGGCACTGTCTGCTGCTGGCTACGCAACCCCTGTCAAGCTCGACCGCGTGACGGAGTACAACGCAGCGGGTAGCTTCAGCCAGAGCAAGTATTTTGATGGCACGAGCTGGCTGACTTGGTCGATGCTGATCAACGGCAACCTGCTTGTCACCGGCAGCATCGGCGCCAACAAGCTCGCGGTGACCAGTCTCAGCTCCATCGCTGCGGACCTTGGAACCATCACTGCTGGCACCCTCACAGCCGGCACTGTCTTCGCTGGGGCCTTGAGTGCAGCGACTGGTACATTCTCCGGCTCTCTGACTGCCGCAACGGGTACGTTCGCTGGCTCACTCAGCGCTGCAACGGGCTCTTTCGCTGGGGCATTGAACGCTGCAACCGGCTCTTTCGCCGGCTCCCTGACTGCAGTCACTGGAACCTTCCAGTCACTGGAGTTCGCCACCAACGGCTACTTGCGGTCTGGTCAGACGGCATTCGACACGGGCACAGGCGTCTGGCTAGGCGTCGTCTCAGGCGTTCCGAAGTTCAGCATCGGCGGCCCGACATCAGCCTTGTTGTGGGATGGTACTTCGCTGACGCTACGCAACGCGAGCTTCGAGACCTTCTCTGTCTCCATCGCGGGTGGTGACATCTTTGGACCAGCAGTTTCCAGAACAGCTACGGCGTCCGGCGGTAAGGCTCCCTATGCGTACAACTGGGTATTCACACCATCCAGTCAGTACGCTGGTCAGGTCGTTTACATCACTGAGTCTGGCACTGCCACGGCGACAGCGCATGCGCAGACCAATGCTGATGGCTCATTCTCTGGTGTACTGACGTGCATGGTCCGGGACTCGAACAACAGGGTGTCCTGGGCCTCAGTGAACATCGCTGTCTCAATCACTGCCGGTGGTGGCCTCTAAATGACAAAACAGTAAGAAAGGAAACCTATGATCATCTCCACACTCCTCTCCTTCTTCGGTGGCACCGCCTTCCGCATGGTCTGGGGCGAGATCAGCAGTTGGATCACTGCAAGGCAGGACCACAAGTTCGAGATCGAGCGGATGCAGGCGCAGGAAGCGATCAACGCCGCTGACCACTCCCGCAACCTTGAAGCCATGAAGGTCCAGGCGGAACTCAAGATCGAGGTCATCACGCAACAGGGCGACGTTGACATCTCCAAGATCGACGCCGAGAGCTTCGGCCGAGGTGTCGAGGGTCTGTCCAAGCTGTCAGGCTTCAAGCCGGTCGACGCCTGGAAGGCATCAATCCAGCCGGCTCTGGCGACGATGATCATGTTCCTACTGGTCAAGCACTATGCGAAGGCTGGGTGGGTGATGGATGAGCACGGCTGGGAGCTTGCCGGTGGCGTACTCGGTCTGTTCATCGCTGACCGCATGCTGTTCCGCAGAGGCAAGTGATGAACTGGGGACACGCAACGGAGTTGGTGACCCCAATCATCCACACCTTCGAGGGCTTCTCCTCGAAGCCCTACCTCTGCCCGAGGGGCATCCCAACAGTCGGGTTCGGGGCTACGTACTACGCAAATCGGAAAAAGGTCACGCTGTTCGACCCGCCGATCAGCAGGGCTGATGCTGATCAGTTGCTGAGCACGATGATCAGTCGGGACTTCATGCCGGGAGTTCTGGCAGTGTGCCCCGGCATCGACAACGACTACCGCCTCGCCGCGATCACGGACTTCGCCTTCAACCTCGGCCTCGGCCGGTTGAAGACCAGCACGCTCCGCAGGCTGGTCAACGCAGGCGACTGGGACCTCGTCAGGGCAGAGCTGATGAAGTGGGTCAACGCTGGCGGCAAGGTCTACAAGGGCCTGGTGAAGCGGCGCACGTTGGAGTCCATGCTGATCTGATTTTCCTCCTGTGGTGGGAGTCTTTGGCCCGACGCAGTCGGGCCTTTTTTATGCCGCCAGGCGATTAGGGAGCAGGGCGGCAGACCGCTTCGCGTCGTGGTTGTAGTAGGTGTCGCGCAGCAGGCGTATGTCCTTGGTGCCGATGGCATGGGACAGGGCCAGCACGTCCAGGAACTGGCTCAGCCGTGTGGCTGCCTCATGCTTCGTGTCGTGGAAGTGGAGGTCCTCGACGGTCGACTGCTTGACCGCCTTGCGCCATAGAGCATCCCGCTGTTGGTCGGTCATACCCACGATGTAGCCTGGCTGGGGTGGCCGGCGCAGGAGTAGGTCCAGCAGCTCCACGGCTCTGGCTGTGAGGGGTACGTCGCGGCTGGCGCTGCGGGTGCTGCGGCCAGACCTGGAGCCCTTGCGGCCACCAACCTCCAGGGCGGCGACATGGATCACCTTGTCGTCCCTGTGGTAGTCCACCGGCCGCAGCCGCAGAATCTCACCAGATCGCATTCCCGTCTCCAGGGCCAGCAGGAAGCAGGCTCCGACGCGGGAGGTCAGGGTGCGCAGCTCGGGATCAGTGGCGAAGCCCGTGGACACGCACAGCATCTCGACCTCAGCAGGGGTCAGCAGGCGCCGGCCACGGGGGCGCCCCTTCTCGGGCCTACGGGCGCCGTGGCAGGGGTTGACGGCGATCCAGCGGCGATCCTTGACGGCGTAGGTGAAGGCGCCACTCATGAGGTTCAGTTCACGGTTCACCGTCGCCCCCGACACGCTCTTGCCGCGTCGCGTGATCCACTCGTTGATCTCATGGGTTGTAACCTGGGAGACACGGATGGAGGCCAGCGGATCGGTCAGCCACTTGTTGATCCGTAGCGAGTTCCACTTCGCTGAGTCCGTCTTCGACGCTACGGCCAGGTCGTAGGCCTCGAACAGATCGCTGACCAGGACACCACTGCTGGCCGATGACTTGAGCTGACCGACAGCC